CATGTACTCTTCACGTGTGGTGTTCGGGTTGTTGATAATGCGCTTTAGGTATGCTGCGTAGTTCATAATTTCCGCTCCTTAGTAACGAAGTCCAGTATTCACATCAATCAATCCAGTTAAGTCTGTGTTGTGCAAGGGTTTTGCTGCATCGCTTACGGCATTGGCAAACTCTAAGTCTGTGATAATCCCGCTACCATGCTGTGCTACTAAGTTGGCAATGGTTTCGTGTAGTTGCTGCATTCTTTCTTGGTTCATAAGTCACCTCGTTAGTTATGTGATTTACTTATACTAGAGTATAAGTGAAATATAATGCAGTTGCTTTATTGCTACGCTTTCCCACGTAACAGTATATATTATAACACAATATGACGTCAAAGTCAAGTATTTGGCATCGCTTGTTACCGTATGATAATGTTCGTAAAGTTCTTTTTTTGATTTAAATTTTCAACGTGTTTGTCACGTGTTGAATGTTCTTAAAGTTATTTAGTGTTCGGTTTGTAAAAGTGATGTAAGTCTTTGAATATAAAGGTAAGATCGTAAAGTTCTTAAAGTTCGGTTCGAAAAAAGGGTTGGCGAGCCGATTTAGCTAAGTTGAGGTACAACTCCGCGAGGAGGTCAGAAAAGACAGGGAAATTTAGATTCTGGACACAACTATGTAAAAAAGACCGAACTTTCGAACATTATGATTTTTGTGAAGGTTTGATACATTTTGATAGGCAAGAAAGAGCGTTAGATACCAATAGATAACGTCAGATACAACGCATTACCACGCATTGATAATGTTCGGTTTTTTTTAGGCAAAACCGAACTTTTAAGAACTTTACGAACAAACAACATTCCATATCGACAACCTTTGTTATTTGTTCGTAAAGTTCTTTTTTTGATTTAAATTTTAAACTACTTATACTGTGGTATAAGAAAACAAAAAGATATCATTGTTGAAATAAAAAAAAGAACTTTACGAACAAATAACGTTCTACGCCACGCTGCTTTGGTTACTGGCATCAAGAGATATGCGTTTCAGTTATATCATGGGCTGTGCGCCACGCTGCTTGAGTTACTGGTATCGGGACTTATACTGCGGTATAAGAAAATAAAGAGAGGTTATATTGAGCCACGCATTACGCTGTACGCCACGCTGCTTTGGTTACTGGCATCAAGAGGGCGAAAAAAAACCCCGCTTTCGCAGGGTTTTTAAATTAAATAGATAACAGCAAAAAGAGAAAACCCCAGACGACTAAGCCGATTGCAATGGCGAGTAGCATTTCACGAAAACTTATCGGGTCATTATCGTTAAACATATATCACCTCAAAAGAAGCCCCCCTTTCGGGGGGCAGGTTGATTAAACAGCGGGGGTTAACGTCTTGACCTGTTTTAGTAACTTGACGCACTCAGTTACGTCAAAAGCAGGTTTGTCTAAGTTTTGGTACTTGCCAATTATTTCGTCAAGCTGTTTTTGCAGCTTTTGTGCGTCAGTCTTAGGTGTTCTTGGCTCGATCAATCCGGCTTCGACAAGTTCTTCATGCTCGCGCTCTGCGATTTTCTTTTCAAAGCTGCTCATGTACTTGCCAAGCTTTTGCTGTACTTTGAACTTAAAGAACTTATCCTGCTCACTAAGTGTCTTAGTCTCTTTTTCCAGTAAGGCTTGCTCATTCTTAGGAAAAGCCGGAATAATGACAGCTTCCTTGATCTGACCACGTAACGCATCATTCTCTGTGCAAGCTTTACCGTCATCGCCCTTAGCACGAAGAGTCAGAGTCCGGACACCATCCGCCCACATTAGATCGACGAACTTTTCAAGCTTACTTTGAGCCTTACCATCGGCTGAAACATAATCCAGACCGGCGCGGATCGAATCCGCAGAGAGAATTACTTTTTTCATAAATCACCTCGAAAGATAATGTCGGGTAAACGAATTTGTTTACTTGCGACAGTTCCTATTGTACAGGTTTGGCATAGGATGTCAAGGGAAAATAAAGTTTAATAGCGGATGATAGCGTTTATTTTTCTTATACTAGAGTATAAGTTTATTTTTTAACTAGGTTGACCCTACCTATACCCATACCCCCCTAACAGGCTAAGGGACTCCGGCATGGTACTAGGTTGCTATTCCGCACAAACGATATGGCCCCCCAACTTTATATATACAAATTGACAACACCCCACCCCCCTCAATATAGAAACACCCCCCTTACCTTTTTTAGTACCCCCCATTGCAAATTTTATTTTTTGTGTTACATTCGGGCCTTCAACACAGCCTGTTGTGTTTGCGACATGATCATTTGTACTCCTGACATCGGCATCGAGATGCCTCCTAACACCTTGCCTTACGCGGAACTTAAAGAGCGGGCGGCTGCTGCATGTGGAACTATAGAAGTATTAAAAGAACACGGCCTACCTGAAGAGGTACTGGAACCCGATGCAGAAGACAAGGCACGGATAGCCACAATCGTTAACTCGTTTGCAGAAGACGAAGCCAAAACAAATGAGATACTAACCACAGCAAGGTTTTCTAATCTGCCTCCAGCCGTTCTAATCGGCGTACATGACACCCTAAAAGATTTTAGCCACGCCGTAGTTAAGCAAGCGACCCAGATACGACACCTTGTAACTAACAAACTCATATTAGAAACAAATAACCCTGATCCCCGGGTACGTATCAAAGCGTTGGAACTACTTGGTAAGATTTCCGATGTAGGTTTGTTTACAGACCGCTCAGAAGTAACGGTTACACATCGATCCACAGATGATCTCAAGTCGAATCTGCAAGAAAAGTTAGCTCTGTTACGTAAAAAAGCGCAAGAGATTGATGTTACCGACGCAGATATGCAAGAGTTGGGCGTAAAAACGGTAGATACGGAGTCAGAACAGTGAGTATTCACCTAGAAGATGATGATATTGACCTGCTTTTGCAGAATATTGACGCATTTGACGCTTCAGAACAGGAAGAAATACTCGAAATAACCGAAGTTTTGGCTGAAAGAAGGCGATCTGAAGCCGCTAGGAATGATTTAATCGAGTTTTGTAAGGCTATGCAGCCTGATTATAAGGTTGGTAAACACCACAAGATACTAGCAAACCTGTTAATGGACATTGCCGAGGGTAAAAAAGACCGTATTTGTGTCAATATGCCCCCTAGACATGGCAAATCCCAGCTTGTTTCTATCTATTTCCCAGCGTGGTTTATCGGCAGGTACCCTAATAAGAAGGTACTTATGGTGTCACACACCACAGATTTGGCGGTGGATTTTGGTCGGAAAGTGAGGAATTTAATTGACTCTGAACCGTACAGAAAAATTTTCCCAACCGTCTATCTTGCGGCTGACTCAAAAAGTGCGGGACGATGGAACACTAACGCCGGAGGAGAGTATTTTGCTTGCGGTGTTGGGTCGGCACTTGCTGGCAGAGGCGCGGATTTACTACTCGTCGATGATCCACACAATGAACAAGACATTATCAACGGAAACTTTGATGTCTTTGATAAAGCGTACGAATGGTTTACCTACGGCGCTAGAACTCGTCTCATGCCCGGAGGCCGGGTGGCGATTATACAAACCCGATGGCATCTTGATGATCTAACGGGGCGCGTACTAAAGGACATGAACAACGAGAACGCTGACCAGTACAACGTGGTCGAGTTCCCAGCAATACTAGATGTACAAGATAAAGAGACAGGTGAGATTACTGAAAAGGCGTTATGGCCTGAGTTTTTTGACATCCCCGCACTGCTCCGAACTAAAGCGTCTATGCCGGTGTTCCAGTGGAACGCTCAGTACCAGCAGAATCCGACAGCCGAGGAAGCGGCGTTAGTAAAACGGGAATGGTGGCAGGTTTGGGAAAATGATACCCCGCCGGTGTGTGAATATATTATCATGTCATTAGATGCTGCTGCCGAGTCACATAATAGAGCAGACTTTACAGCGTTAACAACGTGGGGTGTGTTCATGAACGATGAGGCCAAGGCATACCACATTATCCTCTTAAACTCGATCAAAAAACGCCTAGAGTTTCCTGAACTTAAAACGTTAGCATTAGCGGAGTACGAAGAGTGGGAGCCAGATGCATTTATTGTCGAGAAGAAAAGTGCCGGGACACAACTATACCAAGAGATGCGAAGGATGGGAGTTCCGGTGCAAGAGTTTACTCCACACCGCGGTACGGGCGACAAGATGGCGCGACTGAACTCCGTTGCAGATATTGTGAAGTCGGGATTGTGCTGGGTACCCGAGACACGTTGGGCAGAAGAGGTGGTTGAAGAGATTGCCGGGTTTCCGTTTGTATCTAACGATGACTTAGTTGACTCGACCGTCATGGCCTTAATGAGATTTAGAAACGGCGGGTTTATCCGCTTGCCTTCTGATGAACCTGAGGATGTTAAATATTTTAAAGGCCGCCGACGCGGTGGATACTACTAAGGATTAAGGAGCCGGTATGGCGTCTAACAGTATAAGCAAGTCTATATATGCAGCCCCACAAGGTATAGCGCAAGAAGGTGGAGCAAGCATTGATATTATGATCGAAGGCGGGTCACCCGAACTAACATTTAACGATGACGGTACAGTCGATGTGGTGTTAGAAAAAGAAACAAAGTCAAAAACAAGCTCCCGCGATAATTTTGACGAAAATCTGGCAGAAGTGCTGGACGAAGGTACGTTAACTGAACTTGCTAGTGAGTTGATTGAGTATATAGATGCAGATATTAGCTCCCGTAAAGATTGGGCGGATACGTATGTTAAAGGCTTAGAAGTACTTGGGTTTAGGTACGAAGAGCGTACGGAGCCGTGGGATGATGCTTGCGGTGTGTACTCTACAGTTTTAGCAGAAGCGGCAATTCGTTTCCAAGCCGAAACAATGTCGGAGACGTTCCCTGCTGGTGGCCCTGTTAAGACAAAGATTGTCGGAGCAATCGACAAGATAAAAGAAGACGCAGCCAAACGAGTTCAGAATGATATGAACTACAAGCTGACTGAACAGATGGTGGAGTACCGTTCAGAGCACGAGCGCATGTTGTACTCGCTAGGTTTGGCAGGTTCGGCGTTTAAGAAAGTCTACTACGACCCTAATATTGGGCGTCAAGTATCTATTTATATTTCCGCTGAAGACGTGATTGTACCCTACGGCGCATCGCATATTGAGTTTGCCGAGCGTGTAACGCATGTCATGCGTAAGACTAAGAATGAGTTAAAGAAGCTACAAGTAGCGGGCTTTTATTGTGATGTTGATTTGGGCGAGCCTGAGTCGTTTCCTACAGACATCGAGAAGAAAAAAGCAGAAGACGCTGGGTACTCTATAACTGACGACGACAGGTACACAGTCTACGAGGTTCATGCCGATTTAATTATTGATGGCGCAGAAGATGAAGAAGATGAGATTGCGCGTCCGTACGTTGTAACTATTGAGCGTGGCACGTCGAAAATTTTGGCTATTCGTCGTAACTGGGAAGAAAACGACGAGCTACATTTAAAGCGTAACCACTTTGTCCACTATGTCTATATTCCGGGTTTTGGATTTTATGGACTTGGCCTGATACATATCATCGGCGGGTATGCTCGTGCGGGTACAAGTATTATTAGGCAGCTTGTGGATGCAGGTACGTTGGCTAACCTCCCCGGTGGACTAAAGAGTAGAGGGTTACGTATTAAAGGGGACGACACCCCGATTGGCCCCGGCGAGTTTAAAGACGTAGACGTACCGAGTGGTGCGATTAAAGACAACATCATGCTGTTGCCGTACAAAGAACCGTCACAGGTTCTGGCAGCGTTGCTACAAACTATTACTGAAGAAGGTCGTAGGTTAGGCGCAATCAGTGATATGAATATTAGCGACATGTCAGCGCAAGCTCCAGTAGGTACAACGTTGGCGCTTTTGGAGCGTACATTAAAGCCGATGGCAGCGGTTCAGGCGCGAGTCCACTTTGCAATGAAGATGGAGTTCAAGCTACTAAAAGAAATCATCCGTGATTACACACCGTCAGAGTATTCATACGAGCCAGATGTAGACGAGACACGCCGCGTTAAGCAAGCTGACTATGACATGGTAGAAGTAATTCCAGTGTCTGATCCTAATGCCAGCACTATGGCGCAGCGTATTGTTACGTACCAAGCAGCGTTCCAAATGTCACAGTCTGCCCCACAGATTTATGACTTGCCGTACCTACACAAAGAGATGTTGGAAGTCTTGGGGCTAAAGAATATCGACAAGATTATACCGACTGCGGAAGATCAGAAGCCACGTGACCCGATTAGCGAGAACATGTCGATTCTTGTGGGTAAACCGGTTAAAGCGTTCTTGTACCAAGACCACGAAGCACATATTGCTACCCACGTATCGATGATGCAAGACCCGGCGTTGATGCAGCTTATGGGGCAAAACCCACAGGCACAGGGGCTAATAGCTGCGGCGCAAGCGCATATTTCAGAGCATTTAGCGTTCTCGTACCGTAAGAAAATCGAAGAGCAGTTGGGCGTTTCACTCCCCGCAGTAGACGAAGAAATGTCGGAAGAAATTGAAATCCAAGTATCTCAGTTGGTCGCACAAGCAGCTAAACAACTGACTCAACAGCATATGCAGGAAGCTGCACAGCAGCAAGCACAACAGCAACAGCAAGACCCAATAGTGCAGATGCAGCAAGCTGAGTTGCAGTTAAAGCAGCAGGAGATTCAGCGTAAAGCTGCTAAAGACCAAGCTGACGCGCAGTACAAACAGCAGTCACTTGTAATTGCAAAAGAACGTGCCGATGCTGAAGTTATGCGTAATCAAGCGTTGGTACAACAGCAAGCCGCGCAATCGCAACAAAAAACCCAAGCCGATATGGTGAAAACATTTATGGATCACCATGCTAAAACAAACAAACCTACGGGTAAATAAGTGAATACAACAGTTACCCCACCTTTAGTATCGTTAATAGTGCCCGCGTATAACTCTGCGGCGTTTATACAAGAAGCAATTGAAAGTGTACGCGCCCAGAGTTACCCGTATTGGGAACTTATTATTGTAGATGATTGTTCTACAGATGATACATATAAGCTGGCGGCTAACGTTGCTAAGTTTGATCACCGCGTTAAAGTGTTTCGTAACGAACAAAACTTAGGCACAGCAGGAAACCGTAAAGCTGCGTTCATGCGTAGTACGGGGGAGTTTATTGCACACTTTGACAGCGACGATATTTTAGAACGCTACGCGATAGAAGAAACATTACGTGCGTTTGCTATGCGCCCAACGGTGTCTTTAATTTATAGCGACCTAGCAGACATTGATATTAATGGGCAGTTAGTCGGGTACAGAAACCATCCTCCATTTGACCCCAATAGGTTGTACGAACATGGTTGGAGGCCGTTTGGTATGTACCGACGAACAGTGATGGATAAGATCGCTGGGTATAACGATAAGCTACCCAGTTGCGAAGATGGAGATTTGTTTATGCAGATCGCAGAACATTTTGAAATTTATAAACTACCTAAAGTGCTGTATCAATATCGTGCCCACGGAAACAATACAAGCAGTAAAAACAAACAATGTAGTGAGTGTCCAGCGCGGCCCATATGTAACTATATACGAGTATGGGCAAAATCTGCCAACTATGACCCAATTACTTTTACCCCTCTTGGGAGCTAATAATGAAGACAGTATTTGATGTATTAACCATAAAAATTGACGAGTATATAAATATGACACAGCAGCACGTCATATCTGGGTCGTGTGATTTTGCTCAATACAAAGAATTGTGCGGCGTAATTCATGGTCTAGCGACCGCACGTAGAGAAGTACAAGACCTTGCTAAAAATATGGAAGACCACGATGACTGAACTACGTATTGTTACTGCGGATGGAGAGACTTCAATTTTGCCAGAAACGGCGGAAGAGAAAGCGAAACAACTGCCAAACCCTGTTGGATACAAAATTCTATGCGCCCTACCGGACATTGAAGAAAAGTACGACAGTGGGCTGATTAAAGCAGATACAACCAAGAAACACGAGGAAATATTGGCGACGGTGTATTTCGTCGTATCTCTTGGCCCTGATTGCTATACCGATAAAGAACGCTACCCTACCGGCCCGTGGTGTAAAGCTGGAGATTTTATTTTGGTACGCCCACATACGGGTACACGGATAAAGATTCATGGGAAAGAGTTCCGCATGATCAACGAAGATAGCGTTGACGGTGTAGTTGAAGACCCCCGTGGCATTTCACGTGCATAAGGAGATATAAATGGCGATGGAAAAAGTAGTATTTGAGTTCCCCGAACCAGAACCGGAACCAAGCGGTGACGAAAAACCAATGAAGGTGAAGTTGGATGATGATGGTGGGGAAATTGAAGTTAACGTCGAGGTAGTAGACGATACACCTCCTGAAGACCGTAACCGTAAACCCGCTGACCCCCCTGCCGATGTAACCGATGAAGAGTTGCAAGACTACTCGGAAAAGGTACGTAAGCGTATCCAGCACTTCAGTAAAGGGTACCACGATGAACGTCGTGGGAAAGAAAAAGCTGAACGGGAACGCGAAGAAGCTCTGCGAGTGGCGCAAGCCATTGCCGAAGAAAACAACCGGCTAAAAGAAACTGTCCACAAAAACCAAGAAATTTTGCTGGAACAAGCTAAGAAGGAAGCGCAAGCTGAACTGGAAAGCTATAAGTTAAATTTTAAGCAAGCATACGAGTCTGGAGACCCAGACGCTATCGTAAATGCCCAAGAAATGCTGACTTCCGCCAAGATGAAGTCCGAAAGAGTAAACAATTTTAAATTTACTCCTTTACAAGACGACGAAAACTTGGTAAAAGGTGCGGTTAATAACGTAGAACAAGTTGTAGATTACAAAGCACGGGATTGGCAGAAACAAAACCCGTGGTTTGGACCCGACGACGAAATGACAAGTTTTGCACTGGGTCTGCACCAAAAACTGGTAAAACAGGGAATCGACCCAAAAAGTAACGATTACTACGAGAAAATTAATTCTCGTATGCGCCAAGTCTTTCCAGAGCGATTTGAGGAAGACCCAGAGCCGGTACGAACCCGGACTAAATCAAATGTAGTAGCTCCTGCTACCCGCAGCGTCGCTCCGAAAAAAATCACGCTGACACAAACACAGGTAGCTATTGCTAAACGACTCGGAGTTCCTTTGGAACTCTACGCCAAACAGGTTGCAGAAGAAATGAGGAAACAAAATGGCTGAAAATAAATTACCCCGCGAAGCACAAACCCGTGAAACCCAAGTTCGCACCCGTTCATGGAAACGTCCAGAAACATTGCCGGTACCAAATCCTGAACCGGGTTTTAAATTTCACTGGGTACGTATAAGTACGCGTGGTGAGATGGATGCCACAAACGTTACTTCGAAATTTAGAGAAGGATGGGAACCTGTTAAAGCCTCAGATCACCCAGAAATCCACGTGTTCCACGCCGAGAATGATCGGTTTAAGGACAATATTGTGATTGGCGGACTGATGCTTTGTAAATCCCCAGAAGAATTTGTTGAAGAGCGTAATGCGTATTTCCGCCAACAAGCGGACGCGCAGATGAACTCGGTAGACAACAACCTTATGCGCGAAAACGACCCACGTATGCCTCTATTTACGGAGCGCAAAACCCGGGTATCTTTCGGCTCTAGTTCTTAATTATTAGGAGTTTTTTATGGCTTACCCTACTGTAAGTAGTCCTTACGGTTTCCAGCCGATCAATCGTATCGGTGGTGTTCCGTACGCGGGTTCTACCCGTCTAATCCCAGTTGTTGCTTCAAGCGCTGTTTATGACGGCGATCTGTTGGAGTTGACCTCTGCTGGTCTGTGCCAAGTAGTTGCAAGTGGTTCCGCAGCTTCCCAAGCAGTCGGCGTATGCGTTGGTGTTCAGTACACTAATTCACTGGGTCAAACTGTACAAGCACAATACGCTCCATCATCGGGTGTAACTAACGTGTTTGCTTATGTTGTTGACGATCCAACCATGTTGTTTAAAGTCGCAATGGTATCTTCGGGTACTACAATTGCTGGCCTTGGTCGTACCGCGGTTGGTCAAAATAGCTCGGTAATCTTGAACTCTGGTAATGCTAACACCGGCGATTCAAAACAAGCTATCTCCAGCACCACCAATACGACTAACACATTGCCTATTCGTATCATTGATGTAATCTCTGAAACGGCAACTGGTTCGGATACGTATGTTGAATTTGTCGTTAAAATCAACACGCATTCGTATAACAACACCACCGGTGTATAAGGAGTTTAACAAATGGCTATTTCACGCGCACAACTACTAAAAGAACTCCTGCCGGGTCTTAACGCCCTGTTTGGTATGGAGTACAAACGCTACGGCGAAGAACACAAGGAGATTTACGAAACTGAAACCTCCGAGCGTTCTTTCGAAGAAGAAACGAAACTTTCAGGTTTCAGCGCCGCACCTGTCAAGAACGAAGGTAGTGCAATTCGTTATGACAACGGTCAAGAAGCTTGGACTGCTCGTTACAACCACGAAACAATCGCTATGGGCTTTTCGTTGACCGAAGAGGCAATGGAAGATAACCTGTACGACTCACTGTCACAGCGTTACACCAAAGCTCTCGCTCGCGCTATGGCGTACACCAAGCAAGTTAAAGCCGCTGCAATTTTGAACAACGGTTTTTCTGGTGGCCCAACTTACGGCGACGGTCAAGTTTTGTTCTCGACTGCTCACCCTCTGGTGTCTGGCGGTACTAACAGCAACACTTTCACTGTTCAAGCCGATTTGAATGAAACTTCTTTGGAAGCTGCTGTTATTCAGATCGCTGGTTGGACAGACGAACGTGGTCTGTTGATTGCTGCTAAACCTCGTAAATTGATTGTTCCACCTGCTCTGATGTTCGTTGCTACACGTCTGCTCGAAACTGAACTGCGTGTTGGTACAAACGACAACGACATCAACGCAATCAAGAACAACGGTGCGATCCCAGAAGGTTACACTGTCAACCACTACTTGACAGATACTAACGCTTGGTTCTTGACCACTGACGTTCCAAACGGCTTGAAGCACTTTGTCCGTACTCCTTTGTCTCAGTCGATGGACGCAGACTTTGATACTGGCAACAGCCGCTATAAAGCACGTGAGCGTTATTCGTTCGGTGTATCTGATCCACTAGGCGCTTTCGCTTCACAAGGCGCTTAATTCCCAATCGGGTTTAATCAGGTATTTAAACGGGGCTTCGGCCCCGTTTTTTACCGCTCGGTAAATTTTTACAAAAGGTCGGTACTTATGGATAACTTTATACAAAAACAAATTGAAGCGTCAGAGCGTTTGTACAACATAATGCTGGCAGACCACAAAGCAAGGTTTGAAAAAATTGCAGAAGTTTATGATTTAAGCGCAAGTTTGCAGAAAAAACTAAACGAACGCGACGAAGAAATACGTAAACTAAAACGCCAATTGCTCGCTTATGAGTCAATAGAGCGCATGTGATTCGTTAATAGCCCAAATTCAGCCGTTTTTGATTTTGTCATAATCATGGTGTAGGATAGTTTTTGCGGCCTGTGGAGGTTGCTAATTTGACTACGGAGCTTATCATGATTGCATCTATTACTTTGTTGGTTAATGTTGAAGATTTGTTGGACGCGCTGGACTTGGAAGTTGTTGAAGAGTTGGACGAAGAGTATGACGTTGAGTTCGATGTTGACGAAGACGGTACTGTTTGGTTCTACGATGAAGAAATCGATGCTTCGTTCTACTTTGACGAAGACTTAGAAGATTGGGCTGAAGTTGACGAAGACGGCATCGTTTGGTACGTTGATGCAGAAGAAAACGTCTATGTGTACGACGACTTTATCGAGCACGACTGGGTTTTGTACCAAGACGACGAAGTAGAGTATTAATTAGAAGGGGCTTCGGCCCCTTTTTTCTTTTCTAGGTGTTCATTATGGTGGTGTATTCGGTGACAATTTGCACACAATACTAAACACTTTTTTATTTCTTCCGCCGCCCGTTTGTAAGCTTTATTAGTTAATAATTTATGAACCTTGCGGTTATCTGGGTGCTTTTCAATATGGTGGAAATCTAGGGTAGCTGGGTGGTTTTGTCCACACTGTACACACGATAGCGTACTTTTAAACTCCTTCCACCTTTCTTTTGCCGCTAATTTACTTTCCCGCGCTTTCTTTTGCCGCTCCTCTTTATTACGCGCATACCCTGCACGGTTGGAGGCGTTTTGTTCTTTTTTGTTTTTGTAGGGCATAGTACGCAGATTGTACTTGCTTTCT